CAGAATCACTAAGTATTTCCCCTTTACAGGAGGAAGCGCGGGTAGTCCGGATGTAAGCTGCGCCCGGCGATGCGCTAAAGCAGCATGATTTTAAGTGGCAATGCTCGAGACAGAGAGGTTCTCAGCGTGCTTAAGGCCCTCGAGCGCAAGGGCCTGGTGGCATCTCGAGATAGCGCAATACGCTATCAAAAGTGGGCTGGGTTCCTTATGGCTGGATCTGAGGTGGATTACAGAACACCTTTCTTTGCAACGCGAGACAAGGGAGGTGAGCTGGTGTATCGACCCAGAGCAGAGATCGTGGCTATGTTCGATGCAGAGTACAAGGCTCTCCGTATACCGGATCATTATCTTGGGTATTTACCGAGCATCGAAGATGAAGAGAAAGCGTTGATTGGTCCACAATCAAAGTTTCTACCGTGGCCAGAAGATGGGCCCGATAAAGTGGCTGCCATCTACCAGGACAAGAGAGCCGGCCCTGGTTTCGATCCCAAAGCTTGGAAGCGTGCAGTAGATCACACGCAGTCTTTGGTACCGACGCGATCCTGCGAACTTATTTCACAAGAGGAGGCGATAGCTGGAGTCGGTGATGAGGTAGAAGGTGGTATGGACGGGACAACGAATTCGGGTGCCCCTTGGTGGATACGTCCCTGGTCTGTGCGAGGGATGGAAGCCGAGGGAAAACGGATCGATGCCGAACATGCTGCAGCTTATCAGTGGTATATACAGAGGGTAAAGGAGTTAGTCCCACTACTCTCAAAGCGGTTAAGTATCAGCGAGTTACCATACTGGTATTTTACTGCTTCTCAACGTCTTGTGCAGAAAGGGCCTGAACCCTTCGCGCCTAAATCTAAGCGCATAGTTCAAGCTGGACCTAAAGAGAACGCTATCATTGGAAAGATGATATCGAGCCAGATGATGACGGCTCTTCGTGAGGCCTGTAACCCCTCGAGGACGCCGATTATGGTCGCCTGGTTTGACCTCCCGCATGTGGATGGTGCGTTACAGGTGATGTTAAACATCGCCAGGGACAACAATAATATCGTCAATTCCGGCGATATTTCGAACTTTGACGCTACAATCCCACCTTGGGCTTTGTGGGATGTTGCACAAGCGATTGCTTCTTGGTCAAAAGGTGCTGAACCTCTCGTTGCCAACATGTTCGCAATGATGATTTTCAGGACTGTACTTATTACCCCGATGGGCTTCTACGGTCCTGGTCCATCGTCAATGAAGTCGGGTGATTGGGGCACCAATCTCTTAGGGTCCATGACGAACCTTACCCAGCAGTTCTATGGTGAAGAGCTTGGGTTGTATAAACTCAGGTCAATCCATGTGCTTGGGGACGACTTTGTGACTGAGGGCGAAGGAGTTAATCCGGATAGTACCTCGGAGACCTTTAAGCATTTCAATATGGAAGCTCACCCTGATAAGCAATACTATAAGCCCGGCTCATTGCAATTCCTCAAGCGTCTACACATTGTGGATTACCCTGGAGGAATCGCCAGCATCTATCGCACCTTGGGGAGCACGTTGAGTCTCGAACGGCTCGCAGTTAAGCCCAAGGATTGGAATAAGTTCGCCTATGTCATTCAAGCATTGTCCAAGATCCAGAACGCGACGTTTAACCCATACTTTCCAACTTTGCTTGATTTCGTCGCCGATGGCGACAAGCTGCACCTAGGCAAGGAAATGTCTCCAGACGTCGTTCTAACCAGTTCGGGTAAAGCTGGAGAATCAGTTATGTCTGAAGATGCGCGTAAGGCCTGGAAACAGACTGGTGTAAACAAGCAAACGTCGTTTAGTAACTGGACTTCAAATGGGGTCCTGCGAGGTGAATCATTACCACCTAGCGG